CTATGCCCTCGGGGTAGCAAATTTTAATTAACTCGCTTAACAAGGAGAAAATATGATTTCATATTTCAATTCAACTATCGACACCATTCATGGTGCTCAGTCTAAAATCCTCTCTACAGTTGTAACAGATGAGGTATACCGCAAACCCCTACAAACAGCCATCGATGCTGGCTCAGAATTTGCTAAAACGATAGCAAAAACAGCACACGAAATCGCTGATCATGTTACTAATAAAGTAACAAAGAAATAAGGGGGACATATGGGACTAGATTTTATTCCTGCTCCATGGAGCAACACATTCAAAGATTTTGACAAAGTTTTTGTTGGGTTTGATGATCAGTTTAATCGTCTTGCGAAAATGCATGATGACATGACAAAACATATTCCCAATTATCCACCATATAATATCTACAAAACAGAAGATAACAAATATGTTATTGAATTGGCAGTTGCTGGTTTCGGCAAACAAGATGTAGAAATTACACTTGATGCTGACAAACTTATTGTCAAAGGCGAAACGAAAGATGACACACAAGCATTTTTATACAAAGGAATTGCTACTCGTGCGTTTACTCGTAGTTTCGTAGTTGATGATCAAGTTGTTGTGCAAGGCGCACAAATGATCAATGGTATGCTCAAAATTTTCTTAGAGCGCATTATCCCTGAACATAAGAAACCAAGACAAATTGAAATTTCCGATGAGGCATCGACAGTCTCTTTGTATGCTCAAGACAATCCTCAACTTCTTCAGGAACACGAAATCCTAGAAATGGAAAGCAAGAAAGCATCAAGAAAGAAATCAGCATGAAAAACTTTCTAAGAGGTGTTTACGTTATCATCAAAGGAATTGGTTATGCTCGTGCTGCTGCGTTTCATGCTAGACAAGGTGATCACAAAAGAGCAAACCAAATTATGGAGGAATATGGAAAATGCAAGTAACTCACTGGATTCCGATGACAGATGATGATTGGGATTGGGTTAATGGCAAATTACCAGAACCGCAACAAAAGTGATAGATAATATTTGGGGGGACTTCGTGTCCCCCTAAATATTTGCATGAACCAAAAACAAAAACATGTATCTATTAACAACGATCTGTTATCTTACAAAACAATAGTAAGAGGGGATTGGCTCATCAAAGCATCCGTCTATAAAGATGAACAAGTAATGTTAATTGGTTTTGACAGAACAACTTCTGAATTTTTTACGAAAATGTTTCACAATTATCATCAGGTTGTTGCTTTTCTTGATTATTTACAAAATAGAAGTGGAAAAGTCAATAAAATGGGGTTTCCAGACGACTGAGGTTGTTAAAAAACCGACCCCATAAGGTCTAAACCCCAAAAAAAGACTCTTGTAGGACGATTTTAGACCCTACAGGGACGTTTTTTCTGGTCCAAGCGACCTATCCCCCACCCAACTCACAAAAATCCTCCAAAATCGCTTAAAAAATGACCCTACAGCCAGTAGGGTTATAGGTATTGACATAAATTCACGTTTATAGTATAATTGTTACTGTAAAAACTCTATTTTTGGGGATAGTATGGCGAATAATTTTTTTATGCGTAAGGTTGCTTCCGATGCGTTGTTTGATACACTGTTTTTCGCATCTGGTGAACGTGTTGGAAAAGCAAAAACACGTGAAGAAACCACATTGTCAATCAGCAACACAAATGTTGTGATTCGGACACACAAAAATATCAAAATCAATGGAAAAAAAGTAAATTCTATTCGTGAAGCGCAATATGAACTACAGAGGATACTATGCTAAACTTTATTTTTGGTGTATTTTTTGGAATCGTTGTAGCAACAATTGGTTTTTCTGGTGTTGCTACATACCTAGATAAATTTGTAAATGAAACAAAAACAGTTGTGAAGGAAAATGTCAAATGAGAATGTCATCAGAACGTATCGCTATTGCTGAGAATGTTTTGTCAGGAAAATTACCACCAGATTCGTTGACTATGGAAGAACTCAAGTATATCGAAAAACGTGTATATGAATTGGTTGAAGAAAAAATTTTGACAAAAAAGATGAATGAGAATAAAATAGTCTTCAGTGAAGTTGAAAATGGATTGCTAAACTGATGAACGAATTAGATGCAAGCAAAATAAAATATAAAATTGAGGCATTCTACCGAGGTACTAGTGTTCGCACAGAATACTGCGATAATTGGCTAGAAGCCGAAACAAAAGTGAGTGAGTTTTTTAAATACCCAAACCTTTACGACGAAATGCGTATGGTTAAACTTGGAGATGAAGATGCCTAATTGGTGCAACAACAGTGTTCGTTTAAGTGCGAGTAAAGAAAAGATTGATGCGTTGGTAGCAGTTCTTGAAGATAAAGATAATCAGCAAGTATTCCAACATCTGCGCCCCATGCCTGACTCTGAGAAAGAAAATTGGTATGACTGGAACATAAACAATTGGGGAACAAAGTGGGACATGTCAATCATCGATTGGGATCGCGAAGATGACGCTACAGTTTGGATTGCGTTTGATACTGCTTGGTCGCCACCAGAAGCTCTTTATGAATTTTTATTTGAGAATGAGTGGTATGTAGAAGCATACTATCATGAGAGTGGTATGGCTTATTGCGGACAATGGATTGATGGTGAGGGTGATTATTTTGAATACTCTCTCGATGATTGGGATTCAATTGATTGTCTACCCGATGACATAAAAGAATTTACTGGTTTGGTTGATTACTACCATCAGTATCAAGAAGATCAGAAAGAAGAAGAACAATGATGTATATGTTTGACGTAGAGACTCTTGGTGTAGAGTCTACTACTGTTATATTGTCTGCTGCTATTATCCGTTTCGATCCAACAAAAACTGAAACAACATACGATGAGTATATCTCAGATGCATTGTTTGTTAAATTTTCTGTAGAAGAGCAGGTAAAAAAATATAACCGCACAATCGACAAATCGACTATCGAGTGGTGGAATAAAATTCACCCTGCTATACGAGAGGTAAGTTTCGTACCATCAAAGAACGATCTTTCTGCTTCTGATGGTATAGAAAAATTGCGTAGTTATATTAAAGATCCAGACAAATCAACATTTTGGTCACGTGGCTCTCTTGATCAAATGTCGATTGATAGTTTGTGTAAAGTTGTTGGTGTTGATCTTCTTGCGCCATACAACAGTTGGCGTGATATTAGAACAGCATTAGATTGTCTTTGTGAAACGACTAAAAATGGTTATTGTCAATTAAAGATCCCATTCGATAAAGGTGCGAATGTAATCAAACACCATCCTGTGCATGACTGCGCTTACGATATTATGCAGTTGGTTCATGGCAAATAAAGGAGAAATATGGAATTTTACACAAATGTGTTTCGATCAGGAAACAAACTATGTGTTCGTGGTTATAGCAATGGAATAGCAACTAAAGATAAAATAGATTTTCGTCCAACTCTTTACGTCTCATCTAAGAAGAAGAATTCTTCTGGTGAGATTTTTCGCACATTGGATGGGCAGGTTCTTTATGAGATTCAACCAGGAAGCATGAAGGACACACGTGAATTTGTAGAAAGATATAAAGGTGTTGATGGGTTTGATGTTTACGGCAACTCACAATATGTGTTTCAATACATATCTGATAATTATCCATCAGAAATCAAATTTGATAAAGATTTAATTAAATGTTTCTTCGTTGATATCGAGACCACAACTAATAGTGGATTCCCTGATGTTGAGACAGCCGATGAGGAAATTCTTCTTATTACTTTGATGGATTCTAAAACCAATGAGATCCATACCTTTGGTCGTAGTCCGTATACTGCCAATAAAGATGTAAACTATCATTGTGTGCAAAATGAAACAGAACTGTTGTTGACTTTTTTAAAATTTTGGAAAGAAAACTGCCCAGATATCGTTTCTGGTTGGAACATCAATTTCTTTGATATACCATATCTAATCAGACGGATAACAAATGTGCTTGGCGAATCACACGCTAACACATTATCTCCATGGGGCGACATTACCGAGAGACGAATTCACGTTAAAGGTAATGAGCAGATTATGTATGAAATCGCAGGAGTTTCGATTTTAGATTACATCGATCTGTATAAAAAATTCACATATTCAATGCAAGAATCATACAGATTGGATCACATTGCTTATGTTGAACTTGGCGAAAACAAACTAGACCACTCTGAATATGATTCGTTTAAAGAATTCTACACAAATGGGTGGAAGAAGTTTGTTGAATATAACATTCATGATACTGTTCTGGTATTTAAGTTAGAAGAGAAAATGAAGTTAATCGAGTTGGCGATTGTTATGGCATATAATGCTAAAGTCAACTATGAGGATGTTTTCTCTCAGGTGCGTATGTGGGATACAATTATCTACAACCATTTAAGAGCAAAGAAGATTGTCATTCCAAACAAAACAAGCAACGATAAAGATTCTGTTAT